TTTTTGATTTTGAGATAAAAAATCTTGACAATCCTGTTTTTTTTCCTTATTCTCTATTCGAAATAGAAAATCTATTTCCTAATAAACAAAAAGTAAAAAACATAAAAGACGGTATTATTTATAAATACTCAGAATAATTATGACAACAATACAATTTAATTCACTTTGGAAAAATCATATAAAGTACCACGATTTTGTTCTTTCTAAAGATATAAAAGAAGAAGACGAAATTAAAAAATTTGCAAAATTTATTTATGACATTTTTGATAATAAAATAAAAGATTTAAAACAACGGGTTAAGGAAGATTTGGAAAGAAAAAATGAAGATTAAAAAATTAATAAAAGAATTAAATAAATTAGATTCAGATTTAGAAGTTATCTTAGCTTCTGATGCAGAAGGAAATAGTTATCATATTTTAGACGAAGTTTCTTTTGGTACTGACACTAAATATTTACAAGATGATAATGGAGAAATTATTTTCATGGATGAAGAATGTGAAGAATATGGTACAAAATTGGCGGTTGTTTTATATCCAAAATAGTGTTATTTTTATTATAAATGATATTTTTTATAGCAGTATTATTATATGGAGCGTGGTTATGTTGGGAGCGGTACGACAATAATACTTTCTATAATATTCTAGCTAATACAACGAGTTGTATTATATTGTTTTTTGCTTTTGCATTATTAATTGCGTGGATTTTTTCTTAAATTATGATTTTTATTGTTTTTTTTTAATACCTGCTTTAATTGTTCTTTTATTACTTTGTTTTTTTACAAAAAAATATATATAAAAAATAAAAAATATGAAATTAGCTATTGTAGGTTCTAGAACCTTTAATGATTATAATTTATTAAAACAAAAGATTTTAGAAAATTATGATATTAATGATATAGAATTAATTGTTTCGGGCGGGGCGGTTGGTGCTGATAAACTTTCAGAAATTTTTAGTAAAGAATATAATATAAAAATGTTAATATTTTATCCTGATTGGGGGCGGTTTGGAAAAGTTGCGGGATTTAAAAGAAATATAGATATTATAAAAAATTCTGACGAAGTTATTGCTTTTACTAATGGTTCGAAAGGAACCGCCCATTCAATAGATTTAGCTAGAAAAAGTAACAAAAGAGTCACCGTGGTTAATTTTTAATTATGTCTACACCTATTCCTATTACATATAAATCTTCTTATATTGATAAAACTTATAAAGGAATTATTATTAAAAAAGGTTGGGGGACAGAAGAATTAATATATAACTCAAATTTATATTGTGGAAAAATTTTATATTTTAATAATGGTTGTAAATTTTCTAATCATTTACATGTCAATAAGATAGAAACGTGGAGAGTTTTATCCGGCGAATATAAATTAATTATTACAAATCCTAAAGATGCAAAAAAAATAGAATTAAGTTTTAAAGAAGGTGATTGTTATCATGTTCCCAACGGTTTACCGCATCAAATAAAATGTATAAAAGCTGGTTCTATTATGGAAGTTTCTACTATGGATGATTCTAATGATTCTATAAGAATAGAACCCGGAGATTCACAAAAATAATATGTTAATTGTATCATTAATTGTTTCTGTTTTATGTTTGACATTTATCTTGTATAAATGGATTAACCATATAGAAAAATCACCACAATATAATTGTAATCACAGTTTTAACACATTCTTGGCGTTGAGAAGTGATATTGGAGATGTTTATCTTTCAACCTGTTCTAAATGTGGAAAACAAAACAAGCATAAAGTTTAAATATGAATAATTTTATTCTTTTAAAAACATCCAAATCTTTTAAAAAATATCAAATTTTACAAGAAAAAAAATTAGAACCTTATCCATTTTATTCTATTAATTGTCCGCCCCAAAAATATCCTTGTCTTATAGCAAGTACAATAAGAAAAGACAATAATGGTTTTTGTATTTGTTATTTTGTCGTTTATAAAGAAGATGCGAAAAAATTATTATGATTAATCGTTCCAATCGGAATCATGTTTTTCTCTAAATTTAAAAGCTTTCCGCGCATTATCTAATGCTTTTTTATATTCCCCCCTTTTTTCATATAAAAAACTAAGTTTTTCGTAAATTACATAATTTTCTTTATGTATGAATTCTTTTGATATTTTTTCAAGAGATTTAATATAACTATTAATGTAAATAGTAGATTTTGTGTTTACATTATATGACATGAAATCATAACTTTCTAAGTCCTGCCGAAATAAATCACATACACCAGTGATTATTATCAAAATTCCTACAATTATAGACAATTTGACTTTACTTTGATTGCTATATTTAGGTTTATAACATTGCCATGTTTTTGATATAATCATCTATTTTTTGATTTAATAGTTCTTGCATTATTTTCGCACATTCTTCTTTTGGTAATGATTTTAGTTTAGAAACAGATTTAGCTATCATTATTTTTTCTAAAATTAATTTTTTAGTATATTTTTTTAGTTTACTCACGTTTCATTATATAACTTTTTTACACAAAATGCAAGGTTTTTAGTTGTGTAAATTTAAATAAATGCAATCTAATTTAATTATTATTGCTGATATATTGAATCCACCCACAGATTCTTTAGCTGTTCGCTCTTTGGAGATGGTTTGTAAAAGTAGATTATTATTAAATATATTGATAGAAGTAGAACAAGAATACAAAGATATTTATTATAATTACTTAAAACCCCGTGGATTTCTTGATTTTTGTGAACAGTTGATAACACCACCAGAAAAAGAATTTGGAATAAGAATTGATACTGATTATAATTATCCTCTAACTATAAAAACTCAAAATATTAAATTTAATAATTATATAAACTTTTTGTCTAAAATAGCTTATTTTAAAAAGTTGTAATTATTTTATTTACTTTTCTATATAATATATATAGATTGATAAAACCAACATTTGAATCTCAAGCAAATATTATTTTTAATGAAATAACTAAACGTAAGGGGCGTTGGACTTTGTTTGCTATTTCTTATATGGATTGGGATGATGTAAGAATGATAATCTTTAATCATATTTATAAAAAATGGCATCTTTATAATCATGAGCGATCACTTTTACCTTGGGTCAATAAAGTAATAAATAGTCAAATGATAAATTTAATAAGAGATAAATATGGTAATTACAGTTTAATTTGTCTTAAATGTCGCGCTTATGATGGAAATGGGGGTTGTGATATTTATGGAAAAATTTGTGATTCTTGTCCATTATTTGCAAAATGGAAGAAAACTAAAGAATCTGCTTTTAATATTAAATTACCGGTGACAATAGAAAATCATGTTCAAGAAGTATATGAAAAACCATATGAAAATTCTATTGATATTCAAAGAAGTAGTGACGCCTTTCATTTAGAAATTAAAAAACATTTAACTCTTTTACAATATAAGATTTATAAATATTTATATATGGAAAATAAAACTGATGCTGAAACCGCTAAATTGATGGGTTATAAATCTTCTGAAAAGGGAAGAATGGCTGGTTATGCTAGCATAGCTAAAGTAAAAAAAATAATATTACAAAAAGGGCGGGAAATTGTATATGAAGGATTTGTTGATATTGTTCACTAAAAATAAATTTTAGTATAAATATTATTATGACAGAAGAAGTAAAAGAGTCTAAAAAGGAAAAAGAAAATAAAAGTTATAAATCTTTTCTTTCTGATTTAGTTAAAAACAATACTAAAGAAAATGTTGAAGTAAAAAAAATCAAATTTAAAGGTGAATACGAAAAAAAAGAAACTGTTATTTTAACAGATGAACAAAAACTAAAAATATTAGAACGCTGGAATGATATAACAAAAGATCCGCCGTCAATCCAAGAATTGTTAAATTTAATTTTTTCAGGAGTAAAAGATGGGCGTTCTCCAGAATCAATAGCAATTAAAAAATTTTTATCTGAACAAAATATTGTTGTGAAATCTGCTTCACACGACAAAAGAGATTTGGTTTTAACACAAGAACAAAAAGAATATATTTCTAATAATTGTGAAAATATGAATTCTGTAGAAATGACGGCGGAATTATTCAATATGCGCCCAGTCCCGCCCAATTGTTTAGAACACAGAAAAGTAAAACAATATCTTGAATCTTTACCTTCTAATATAAAAACAGTAGGAGATCAAAGCAATATTCCTGATGGAATTTATATTGCTCCTAAAACCATAAATAAAGCAGTCCGTAGAATAAATAGATATATTGATAGCGGAATTTCTGAAAGCGAAGATAAAATGGGTAGTAAAGTTAAAGAACAAATGTTTAAATTTATTGGTTATTTAAATAATTACAGACTTGTTCATCAAATGAATGGTTATAAAAAAATAACCGATAGAGAATTGTGTGAGTCTTCTTTTATTTCTTATGTTTACAATAAGCCCGATTTGGAGCCAGAAGAATTAGACCAATACATTGTTTTGTCTAATGAAGTGGTTATTTCTTCTAATATTTTGGTTCATATTCAGACTTTAGAAAACCTATTAACTACAGAAACAGAACAAGAAGATCCAAAAATAAGATTAGGATTAGTAGAAGCTATTGCTGACGCCCGAAAAGAATATAATTCTTCCGTAAAACGTCAACAAGACTTAATTAGTGACTTAACAGGTAAAAGAAGTCAAAGATTAAACATGAAAAGCAAAGATACTGCTTCTGTTAGTAATCTTGTGGACATGTGGCGGGAAGCGGAATCAAGAAAGAGATTATTAGAACAGGCCGAAAAACTTAGAAAAACAGTCAATAACGAATTAAAGAAGATTGAAACAATGGATGATATTGTGGCGGAAATTTATGGAGTGAATAAGGATGATTTTATTCTTTAATTTGACATGATTTATTACAATAATTTTACTAAAAAAGAAAAGAAAGGAATTATTATTCCGCCCCATTCTAATACCAAATACAAAGAATTATCTGGTTATTTAGAAGAAAGATTAGCTAAAGAAACATTAGCAAATTTTTTATATGATAATTTGGGTTTTACTGTTTTTTTATTAACGGGTGGAACTATTCGATTGTTTCCATTTCAAGAAATATTATTAAGAAATATGTTTAATCATAATTTTAATATGCTTGTTATTTCCCGTGGGGGTTCTAAAACTTGGTTGACGGCTATTTTTTGTTGGTTATATTTAATTTTTAATAAAGGTAAAAAAATAATTATAGCTTCTAATTCTTTTCGTTCTTCCCGTCGATTAGTTAATCAAATAGAACTTACAGTTAATGATAAAAAATGTCAATTATTAAGGGGGTGTTGTGAATTAGATGGAGGAAAATTAAAAATGTATAAAAGGGGTGATGAATGGACCACTTTTATTAATGAAGGAAGTATAACAGCTTTACCATTAAATGAAAAAATTCGTGGTAGTCGTGCTGATTTATTGATTTGCGATGAGTTTTTAATGATACCTGAAGATATTTACAAAAGTGTTTTAGTGCCCTTTCTTATGGCTAAAAGTAATATATCTGAACAATTAAGAATAAAAGAAAGAGAGGGAGCTTTAATTGAGGCGGGACAATTAACAGAAGATCAACGAACAATTTTAGCGAGTGAGAAAAAAATCATAGCTTTGACTTCTGCTTGTTTTGATTTTGAATTTGCTTATAAATTGTTTAAAGAATGGGTGGATAATATAACAGATGAAATGGCCCTCGTCGATTTGAGAAAAAAATACTTTGTTGCTAGAATTAGTTGCAAAGCAATTCCAGAAGAAATGTTAGAAGAAGAGGTGGTAAAAGAAATGAGATCGGGCGGGGAGAATACAATCCATTATCAAAGAGAATTAATGGCTAAATTTATATCTGGTTCCGATGGTTATTTTAATATAAGAAGATTAAACCAAAGCACGGTTCCAAACGGAGAATTACCTTGTGTTCAGCTAAAAGGAGATCCAAAAAGTGAATATATTTTAGCTGTTGATCCTAGTTTTTCTGATTCCGCATCTTCAGATATGTTTGCTATGGGGGTTTATTTATTAAACAAAGATGCTAGATCTTTAACACAAGTTCATTCTTATGGAGTTTCGGGCGGAAATTTAATAGATCATATTAATTATTTTCATTATTTGTTAATGAATTTTAATATTGTATTTATATCTGCAGACTTGGCCGGAGAAGGCAGTAATTTTATATTATCTGCAAATGAATCAGTTATTTTTGTTAATTCTAATGTCAGACTTAAATTTATGGAAGGAGATTTTGATAACGAGGCAGAATATTTAAATGAATTAAAAATAGCAAAAAATAGTTATAACCGATATGATAAAAAAATTTGTTATAGACAAGTTTGGCAAAGTGATTGGATTCGTAGGGGTTATGAATACTTAAAAGCACAAATTGAATATGGAAAAATTCATTTTGCTTCACCTGTTTGTAGTCATAGTATAATGGTTCAAAAAGCCGTAGACGAAGAACAAAAAGGCAGCACTCCTATAATAGAAATTAAAGATCCTAAAACCGATATTAAAATGGGATTATTAGATTTCATGGCTTGGCAAGATTATTTATTATTAGAAACTAAATCTCAATTAGCATTAATAGAACCTAAAGTTTCTTCCACGGGGAATATGACATTTCAATTACCACAAAGATTAAAAATGCTTAAATCTCCTGGAAGACCTAGAAAAGATTTGGTTTCTTGTATTGTCATGGGTAATTGGGCGGCAAAATGTTATTTAGATATGATTTATACAGAAGAAGAAAAAGTACAGGCTTATTTTATGCCATTTTTTGTCGGGAATCGATAAGTTTTGGATTTTCAAAAATATTACCAATTATTTCTATTTTTCCGTATTCAGTTATTTCATCTTTCATGTGGAAGCCAGGGTGATTGTCTTCATCATTTTTACTCCATCTAACTAAAGATATATTTTTTCCTAATTCTGGAAACCTGTATTTAATTATATCACCTTCATATATTTCAATATTATTTTTATCTTTTAATCCAGTAGATTGTTGAATAATTACATCATAAAATTCATTAGACGCTTCTGTAAAAAATTTTTTTAATCTAAAAAGTTGTGTTTCTAAATTATAATCGTTGCTATAAATAAATTTTTTTAATTTAAAATTATAATATCTAAATTTTAAAATATTTTTCATATTATTTAATTATTTTGTTTTTATATTTAACGATTTCTTTTTTAGTTAATCTTGCTGAACCATCTGAATAAGTGCATTTTTTATTGGAACAGTAATCTCCAATAGTGCAACCTTTTAATTTAGATTTACATAACGGGCAATTAGTAAAATCTTTGATTTGTTTAATCCAATAAATTTTAGTAGAATTTATTAGTTTTTTATTTAGTTTAGATATCGTTTTTATAATTCTGGATTTTGAAATATATTTCCTATAATTAAATAATTTTTATCTTTTTCGTTTAGTCCGAAATAACAATCTTTCATATCTAATCTTTTTACTCTTACTCCATAATGATAAATTTTATCTGTTCCGCCGCCATTAAAATATTCTCCAATTGAAACAATTCCGGGTTTACTATAAGTAATATCACATTTACTATTGTATTCTACTATATCACCTTCATAAATTGGTTTGTTGTTTTTGTCTAATAAACCAGTAAATAATTGAATTATATTTTCATCAGGCGATAAATTAACGATATGTTCAACTATTTCTTGGTTTGGTTTAACTTCAATAAAACGACTACCAATATTTCCATTACAATCAATAACCGCACAATGATTCATCCATTGACTATGTTTTTTAGACCAAACTCTAAATTTTATTTCTCTTTTCATATTTTTATGTTAAAATTTTTGTATTTTATATAGGGCTTTACGCGCCATTTTTCCTGGCATTTTTCTATTATAATATGGTACAAAATCAAAATCTTTTATAAAATTTCCAGCAGGCGAATCGTATACAATAGATATTGCATGATAATTGCTTGGGTCTGCATAAAATTCTAATGTTTTTATAGCCATAATTAATGCTTTTTTTTGATGTGAAAGTTTTTGTTTCATCTTTTTATATTTTATCTATAATAATTAAGGATGTCAAGTTCTTTTTTATTAATTCCACCCTGTCAAATTTGTGGCGAACAAGTTACTACAAAACACCCTTGGGAAATACATAAAATAAAAATAAAAGATTATTACGAAAAATACCACCCAAAATATGATTTATTTTCTCACGAACAATTATCATTTAAAAACCAGGAAAACTATTTTTTAACAGATTTTATCTCTAGAGTTAATTTAAGAATGTATTTGGATGGATTAAAAACTAAAGAAGAAAAATGGGCGTTTTGTAAAGAATTATTATTAAAAAGGAAGGAAAAAAAGAACTTAAAATATGCTTTGTCGACTTTTGAGGCTAAAAGTCTTATAATCCCCGCCCCTATTTATTTTGAAAAAGAATTTGGAGCGGGGAGTTACAATAGAATAAACACTGAAGTTGGATTGATTAATAGGTATAATTATAATAGACAATTAGAATTTGATGACAATAAAGAACTAAATTATATTTGTGACACAAGAGAGCAGAATATTTTAAAAATACCAAAATTTAAGGTAAAAAAACTTAATTATGGAGATTATTCTATTATGGAAAACAATGAAATATATATAGAAAAAAAATCTCTTTCTGATGCAATTTCCACATTATCAAAAGGATATAATAGATTTACACAAGAAATAGAAAGGTGTAAAAATGATAATAATTATTTAATTATTCTTATAATAGAAAAATACGACAAGTTATTATCTTTTCCATTTTTGCCGTATATGAAGTATACTCGCTGTTCATTCGATTATATTTTTTTTAGAATTCGTGATTTAATACAAAGATATCCTTTGAATATTCAGTTTTTATGCTCAGATGGAAAAAGGGAAGCTATTAAATTAGTTGATAAAATATTTAAATATAAGGGAGATATAAAGGAAATAGATTTACAGTACTATTATAATTGCCAGTATTTATAAAAACAAAAATTATGATTAACGAAAATAAACAATGTAAAATTTGTAGCCAAATAAAAAGTATTGAAAATTTTACATTAACAACAATCAAAAATAAATCTGGAACGTTTTATAGAAAAATTTTATGTAAATTATGTGATAATCGAAAAGCTAGAGATAGAAATAGTCATATTGGTTTAATTGAAAAGATTTGTTCTAAATGTAAAACATTAAAAACAATAAAATATTTTTATAAAGGAAGGGTGGAATGTAAAGATTGTTATTATATATATAAAAATTCAAATAAAAATAAAATTTCATTACAGAAGAAACAATATTATATTGATAATAAAAATTGTATTTTAAATAGGTGTTACGAATATCGTAAAAATAATTTTAGCATTATTAAAGAAAAAAGCAAAAAATATAGATATTTCCATAAAGAGAATTTCGAACAATATTATAGAATATATAAAGTAAAAAATAAAGATTTGATTAATAAAAGAGTAAGAGAATATTTGGAAAAAAGAAAAAAATATGATATTGGATACAAAATAAAATGTTCTTTGCGCACGTCTTTATGGGCATCTATAGTTTATGGATATAAATATTCTTCAGCTATAAAACTATTAGGAATTTCTATTGAAGATTTTAAAAAATATATACAACAAAAATGGCAATCGGGAATGAATTGGCAAAACTGGGGGAAAGGAAACGGAAAATGGAATTTAGATCATATTTTACCAATAGAACTATTTGATTTAAAAGATTTTAATCAACAAAAAATATGTTTTCATTATACTAATTTTCAACCATTATGGGAAAAAAACAATTTAGAGAAAAATGATTTTCTTGCTAATGGAATTCGTGCTAAAAATTTGACACCAGAACAGAAATTAGAATGCCTTAAGTTTTTAGGTTTTAATTTTTAAAAATTAAATTCAAGATTGTTTTTATTAATCTAAATATAAAACTGGTTCTTGTTCTACTTCTTTCCATGTTGGATCTTCGTTAAATCCATTAGCTTGTTTTTGTTTCTTTTTTCTTTTAAATTGCGAAAAACATACGGCTAAACGCCTTTTCATATCTGGAAATTCTTTTTTCATTACGTCAGACGAGACACAAGAAGAAATAAATGAATTTTTGTCTTGCTTTTTTGATGGCGCTGGTAGTGGCATAGATTTTTATTTAATATTGTTTACACAAATTGCATAAATTTTTAAATTAAAAACAATTATGCAAAACTATGCAAAATTATGTGTAAAGTGTTTATATGAGTAAAACGTTATCAGAATTTGCTAAAGAACAGAACAAAAGTTACCAAACTATTTATTCACAATATAAGCGCGGACAATTACAAGGTTATAAATCTGATAATGGAGAAATTGTTATAGGAAATCGTCCGTCGCCCGCCCAAAATAATGTGGTTTCTTTAACACAATTTGTTAATAATCAAGAAATTACGCCACTTTCCTCTAACATGGAAGAAACAAGAGGGTCTACTTCTGTTAGGAGAAATAGCGCAACTACGATTGAGCGTTCAGATCGTTTCATAAATATTGATAGTATTAAATTACCCTATAAATACAGTGGAATTGGAGGAACTAATTATATTTCAATGACAGACGTTGTTATCTTAAGCAGAAAAGCATATTTTGGATTTTCAATTGTGAGAAATGTTATAGAAATTATGGTTGAATTCTCTTGTGCTAAAGTGTTTTTAACGGGTGGAAGTGAAAAATCTAAGAAATTTTTTATCGCCCTATTTAACAAAATAAACTTGGACAGTTTACAAGATCAATGTTTTAGAGAACTTTATAGATCGGGAAATCTTTATATTTATAAAATGCAAGGAACGGTAAATCCCGCCGAAATGATAAAAATATCTCAAGTATTTGGGGCGAAAGATGATACATTACCAAAATATGGAGTTAAATTGCCTATTAGATATATAGTATTAGATTCTGCACAGATAGCTATAACATCAGGAGCGTGGTTCTCTACTAACAGTTTATATAAACAATTAAATGATTATGAAATTGCTGCATTAAAAAATCCTAAAACACCCGAAGATAAAGAAATTTATGATAGTTTACCAGAAGAAACGAAAAAATTAATAAAAAACAAATCTATTAGCATATTATTGCCATTAAATCCTGATTTAGTAACAACAATGTTTTATAAAAAACAAGATTATGAGGCTTTTTCTATTCCTTTTACCTATTCTATTTTAGATGATTTAGAATATAAAAGCGAATTAAAGAAAGCTGACGCAGCTATTATAAGAACATTACAAAATGTTATTTTATTAGTAACTCACGGAAATGAACCTGATAAAGGTGGGGTTAATCAAAAAGTCCTAGATGCTTTAAATACTTTATTTCAAAATCAAAGTATTGGAAGAGTTTTAGTATCAGATTTTTCGACAAAAGCTGAGTGGGTAATTCCAAAAATTGCAGATATATTAAATGAGGCTAAATATGCCGTGGTCGACAGGGATATTCGCGAAGGTTTAAATGCTATTTTATTTAATTCTCAAGATGGTGAAAAATTTTCTAATACCTCCATTAAAATTCAAATATTTATAGAACGATTAAAACAAATTCGCGAACAATTTTTGAATGAATTTTTAATTCCTGAAATAAAAAGAATTTCTTTAATAATGGGATTTAAGAATTATCCCACTCCTAAATTTGAAGATTTAAATTTGAAAGATGAAACAATATGGGGACGTTTGTATGCACAACTTGTTCAGCTAGGTGTACTTACAGCAGAAGAAGGAGTAGCCGCATTTCAAACTGGAAGATTACCAAGTAAAGAAGAAAGTTTAGAAAGTCAAGAAAAATTTAGAGAATACAAAGATAAAGGTTTATATCAACCTATTACCGCCGCCCCATTTGATCAATTAAAATTAGCAAAAGAAGCGGGCAAACAACAAATGAGTTTGCAGGATTCTCAACAAGAACACGATACTAAACAATCAGATAAACAAAGAAAACATGACGCGGCTAATCCACCACCTCCCAATCCGCCCGCAATACATATAAATGCGCCAAATATTAAATTAAAAGGTCCAAATGGGCGTCCGGCAGGAAGCCGATCCCCGCAATCAACTAAAAAAGTTAGCCCTGTTGGAACATCTCGCGGCGAAGATGAATCTGAAACAATTTATTCTTTAACTAAAATAAAAGACAATATGATATTAGCGGATAAATTAGATAAAGAGTTAGAATCAGAATTATTAGAAGACTTTAAATTAAAAGAATTAAACGCTACCCAAAAAGAAACAAAAGACGATTTAATTAATTTAATAATTACTAACGAAGAACCAAAGAATTGGGGGGATAAAAATATTGTAAAAGGATATTTAAACAATCTAAAAAACAACATAGATAATAAAATTGTAGAAGAAAGAAATGAAGAAAAATGGGAAATATCTTATAATCATGGAATTAATGAGTTTTTAGCAGGGGTATTATTAAATAGTAAAACAGAAATAATTAATGAGTCGTAATCGCGAAATTTATCAAATTTGGTCTGTATATATTGGCGGCAATAATTCTAGCGGTTATAACCAAATTAATAGCGCCGGAATATTAAATAATGATTTTCCCGCCCCAGGAACTAATCATAATTTAATTACTCCTATTACTAGAGTTCAATCAGCTAATTATTCTGTAAATATAAATAGAGTAGAAGTTAAGCAATTGGGCAAATTAGGTTTAATTGCCCGACCTATCATAGATCCGCCCACAGTAAATTTAAGTTTAGATTATCTTCAAAATGGAGTTTACAATGAATTTGAAATAGGATTTAATACTAATTATACAATAGAAATAGGTCAAAATTCTGGATTAGCAAGATATACTAATAATACGGGGGTTTTTATTTTATCGGGATTTGTTGATAGATCTGATACTAGACAAATAGATTTAGGGTCTGGATTGTTTATGGCTCAACATCCTTTTATATCAAAAGATAAGAGAAATTTATATATTGCCGTTGCTCCCGAAGGACAAGATTTAAATAATGATTTTTATTATTCTGGAATAGATCCTAATTCTCCATTGTTACATACTTATTCTTTTGGAAATTGTTATTTAACTAATTATTCTACTAATGCTTCTGTGGGTAATTTTCCTAAATGTAACGTTTCTTATATTTGTGAAAACATGCAAATTAATATGTCAGGATCGGGGGTTCTATCTCCATATTTAGATCCTAAAACAAGATTACCAACTGGAAATGTTTCACTTTACCAACTACATTTTTGGGGTCGGGATTAGTTTCTGCTCTACTTCCTGGAGATATTACCATGAATTTTACTGCTCTTCCAGAATTGACTGGAGTTTCGGCAATTTTTGGAACGGGATTTTCAAGGACATCGAGAATCGATATTCCAGATTTAGGTGTAGATTTCACAGATATTAAAATTCAATCTTATGATATCAATTTACCTCTTAATAGAGAAGCTTTGAATAGTTTGGGTTATAGATTACCTGTGGATAGAAGAATAACGTTTCCGAGTTATGTTGATTTGACAGTTAATACTATTGTTGGTGATGAGAAATCAGGAAGTATAGCTAATTATTTAAACAATAATGATGATTATAATATAGCTATTAAAATTGCACAGCCAAGAAAAGCTGTGCCACAAGGAACCGCCGTTCAATATGATTTCAAAAGAGCTAAATTTGAATCTATTTCTTACTCTTCTGATATTGGTCCTAGTAAAACAGCTAATATAGGATTTAGGGTGGAATTAGATTCTGAGAATTTTACTGAAAAAGGTTTTTATATGTCGGGATTATTAAATATTAATCAAACGGGGGTTTCGGAAGGATTTTTAATTTTTTAATATTTATTATCTGATTTACTTATTAAAAAGTTGAATTATCCATATTTAATATTTAATAATCCTCCTGGTTTATTTTGTTTAATAATCTCTTGTAAAGTAATATTACGCATCAAATCTCCAAATTTTTGTAAATTTTCTTGATCTGATTTTTCATTATTGTTGTTTTTGTTTTTATCATTTTGGTTACTGGAAGTAACATTAGCATCAGAAGTTACATTTCCACTTCTATCCATATTAAAATTATTAGTTATATTAACAATAGGGGCGGAAACATTATTATTTGGTTGATTAACATTTTCCGCCCTATTATTAGAAAAATTAACATTTATACTCTCTAATAAAGAAATAATTCTATTATTGTATTGGAAGTTTTGGGTATTATTATTTATTCCATAATCCTGGTTAACTAAACCCCCGCCCGTATAACCCCTTGGATTTTTACCAGCATTTATATTATCAAAAAAAGTTTTTCCAAATTTATCTACAGTATCTTTTTTTATAACATATTCACCGTTTGTTAGCATTACAGGAATATTATCTTTAACTGATTGACCACCAAACACATTACCACCCATTGCATATCCTTTAATAAATCCTCCTGTTGATGCGTATCCATAAGACCCTCCTGTATATGGATTTCCATAATCATAATGTTGCCCTCCAAAATATCCTTGTTTATTTGGTAAACCAGACATTTTACTTCCCCCTATACCTCTTTGTATTCCCGCCCCACCAATAACTATTGCAGCAGATATAGCCGCCCCAATTAGTCTATTTCTTTTTTGACCCTCAAAATCCTTCAAACTTTTTTCTTTTTCTTTATTATAATCATATAAGTCTTTTATATAGTTATAGAAATTTTGTTCTCTTTGGAATTTTACTTGATTTTGAGGATTGTTTTCGTCCGTTTGTCCAAAAATAGACAAATCGGGGGAAACATTAAATTTTCCAGACGATGGGCGTTTAGGGTCATTATAATCAAATTGATTAGACAATAAAACATTAACCCCACTTGATTTATTTAAGTTTTCAAGATTATTTAAACCAACCTTTTGAACAGCGGATTTGTTTATTACATATTCACCAGATTGTAAAAGGGCGGGAACATCATCCTCGGTTCCAGATCCACCTTTCACTAAACCACCCGGGGAATATCCCCTAACAAAACCTCCTTTTGCGCCTTTTCTTCCAAAAGCAGATCCCAACCCTCCAATCCCACGCCCAATTGCATCAAAAGCAAAATTAGTAGAAATATCTAAAGTTTTATCTAACAATTTACTTGCAATAGAAATTCCAAACCCTCTTAGAGCATCTGTAACGCCTTTGCCTTCTATAATAACAGATTTAAAAGCGTCCTTAAAAGAATCTTGAATATCTGTTTTTACATGTAAAGACGCTTCTGAGAAATCTCTTTGAAAATCTTTGGCTGAAAATTTAAAAGTATCTCTAAAATTTTTTGCCACATCTTTAATATCAAATTCCCCTAACCTAATTTTCATTTCTACAATTTGTCTATTTTGTTCTATTAGTTCGTCGGTAAAGGCGGTGCCAGATTTTACCAAAGTATCTAATTTATCTTTTGCGGTTGATAAATTGTCACCTATTCTATCCGTTTCTTCGACGGCTAATATATCAATTAATCTATTTCTTTTTTCAGCATCTGATAATTCTTTATTTTCATTAAAA